CCGGGGTTAGTCTGGAACACCCAATTGAACCTCGCCGCATTGAGATTATGTGCTATGGCTGTACCAACGACACTCAGCCCATTTTCAAAAGCACTTCGGACTGAGTTGAAGGAGTGGTGGATGTAATCCTCTGGTGAGTCGGTGGTGTGTAGCCCGCAGCACTGGATAGCATACTTGATAGTTGCTGAAAGGTAGGTTTCGTAAGTGAAGAACACAGAATTGAACTCGCCAATGAGCGGCCCAGTAGCCGACTTGGATGATAGTTTTATATTGAATAGCTTATTTCCCACAGATGCAACTTGCTCATAGAGTGCTAAGATTTCCCGACTACGGAGTTTGCTATCCACTGAGCTATCCTCTGAGTATACTACTAGGATTCGGTACCTATCATCTGACGAGACGTATGAGTTGTGCTTGACAGCATCAAGTACATTAGGACCGTACTTCCTGATCAAGCATCGATTGAACACATCCTCTATGAAAGATATAAGAGCTAGGTGATAATGCGATGATGTGTAATGGAGTATCCCCATCCACATACCGACATTGTTCTGGATGACCCCGAAGTTCCCACCTTGTCGCCTAACTTCTTCCAGGTTGGATCGCAATACATCCATTGGATCTTGCCCGTCGAGGGCAATACCTTTATCCCGCATCATCTCCCTGAGTAGATGGACTGGTAACTCTATCTTCTTGGTCATGAACTTCTCAAGTATGTGTCGTGACCAGCTGTGTACAATGGGGAACTCACGGGAGTGTGGCAAAAGCAGCTGATTGAATGAGGGTATCTGGAATTGCTGTGCCCATGTGGTCATGTCCTCTGACATGTGGTACACATTGGGGACCATGCCTTCTGGGCAGGCCTTAACCATATCCCTCATGTCACGACGAATTATGTCGAACTTCTTATCCCCGGAGGTCAGCATCTCACGTCTATCCATCTTACAAACGCTCCGCGATATATTCTCTCTCATACGCACAAATAGGCGTGATATGATGTCCAAAATATGAATCTCACGAACACCTGTTATCTGATTCTTT